GGTCCTGAGCGCATTGAACAGTTCAGCCTTCGCCGTGTATCCCGTACCACTAACCGTCTTGTACCCCTCTATAAGGCTAAAGAACTTGGTGAATATGGTCCTATGGAGCGCATCTTTGTTGAAGACTCAGAGGGTCAAATTCTTATTACTGAAAAGAATGAGCCATTGAGGGAAGATGTATTTATTGATACAGAGCCTCCTGCTAGTTATACGAGCAACGCCTACTTCTAATGGACCTACGTTCAGAAGCGAACAACATTCGCAAGCAGTACCGCAGTTACCAATCCTATGCTGGTGAAAGTGTCGTTTGGTACGAACACTCTCCTTTAGCAAATGCTGCTAGTGCAGGCTCCTACTACGATGATGTGTATGACGAGGGAGCAATAGGTGGCGGTGGTAAATCTTTTAAAACAGGAATTACAGTGCCTATTTTAATGATTACAGAATCTGAAGATACTAAGCGTGCAATCCCTGAGGGTCGCCAACCCGTAGAAATTGTTAACCTAGTGGCTTCTGTTTCAGACTTCCGAGATGCAGGAATTGAAACTGTTTTTGAGTACAAACAACACCTTAATGACATGTTTTTGTATGATGGTAGGTACTTTTCTGTAATGTCCTATCGTGTACGTGGTCGTCTTCGGGATGACATTTTGGTAGTTGTGGAAGGGCTAGAGGTGTATCTTAACCAAGAAATGCCCTTTGACCCAGGTCCTACAGCATATGCGGTTAAGAACTATCCTTGGCCCACAAAACTACCTACCATCTGATAAACTTGTACTATCCTTGATGAGCGTCAAGGTGCTACATTTGCCTAGAACTGCGTAAGGACCAAGCCATGACAGGCTCTTCTTCAACACAACTTAACGACAGTTCTGCACCCCTTTTGTCGGGCATGTTTGCATTTGTAGGCCACTTTGAGCAAGTTATTAATAACTATCATGCCGCTATAAGCACCGCTATTGACCATGTATCTACCGCTGAACAAGCCATGATTAGGGATAAAGCCCGCCAATCAGACACAGGTTGGGCTCCTTTGGCAGACAAAATTCAAGTTCAATACTCTCCTGAAGAGCGTATGCTTAAGTATTCTGTTGCTACTGAGGACGTAAAAGAAAACAATAAAGCGTTATCTTTGGAGTTTGGTGACGGAGACAGACCACCAGCACCTTTACTACGCTCATCTGCCCATGCAAGCAAAGAGAACTTTGGCTCACAAGTCACTGATAAGGCTTATGAACTCCTAAGTGGTGGTTACTAATGACACGTACAGGGTTTCTACTTGCCGAAGATGAGGCTATTAAAAAGCGTTTAACGGGTCTTACTGTTACAGATGACCGTAATAACACTCGCCCAGTACAGGTGTTCTTTAGATACCCTGATGCTGAAACTGAACGTGAATACCCTTTTGTCACTATTGAAATGCTTGACATTGTCCATGCTAAAAACCGCCAGCATTCAGAACTTCCTATCTACTATTACAACACCGCTGGGGGAGCATCTGCCCCAACAGGTGCTTCGGTTATGCCAAATGCCATGAATTACTGGCCTAGCAACTCCCCTGATTTTGGTTATTTAGATAATAAAAATGATTTTCAAGTTCTTGTAAGTAATGAATTTGTTCCTGTTGACCTTCTGTATCAAGTGTCTACTTTTACCCGTAGCGCCCTTCATGACCGTCAGTTGTCAGCAAACATGCTTACTAAGGTTTTCCCCTTCCGAAGGGGTTCCATTCACATTGATGCGGACAACACTGACCGCAGATTAGAACTCCTTGACTGGTCAACTGCTGACTTATTGGACCCCGAAGCGGGTTACCGTAAGCGCATTTTCCGCAAGGTTTATACGTTGCAGATGTCGGCAGAACTGCCTTCAACTGATATATATGGCACCCAGCAGACCACCGAGATAGTCGCTAATATTGACTATACGAATTAATAAAAGACTTCATACCATCTACCCCATCTAGGAGAAGAAATGACATATTCACGCCCAGGTATTTACGTTACCGAAGGACCATTTACAACTAATGTAACCAGTAGCCCCGCTACGGTTGCTGCTGCTTTTGTAGGAACCGCTGAACGTGGTCCTTCTACACCAGCACTTGTACAATCATGGGCTTCATACAAAAACCAATTTGGTGATTTAACAGCAAACTACGAAATGGGTTATGCCCTTTATCATTTCTTTTCAAATGGTGGACGTAGTGCTTATGTAACTCGTGTTACTTCTGGTGCAAGCACAACTGCTGTTTCCTCAAGTACTTTTACTGGTACTGCAAATAGTAGTGCTCAAACAGTATTTAAACTTAGGGCTCCTAACCCAGGAATTTGGGGTAATGCAATCACTGCAACAGTAAGCGCAGGAAACATTACAGGAACTACTCCTACTTTTAATTTGGTTATTAGTTACGGTGGGTCTGAAGTAGAAAGTTGGTCAGAGTTAAGTCTTAACCCTGATAACTCTCGTTATATTGCAGCAGTTTTAAACAATTACTCTTCTTATGTCCAAGCGTATGATGTTATGTACAATGCTGCTGCCTCAGCCGCTTTTGCAGCGGGGACAGCCTACACAGTTAGCAACGCTTCTAACCAGGCTTTTACAGCAGGAGCAGATGGAAGTGTTATTACAGATGCTGACTGGGCACGTACTTTGCGCTTGTTGGATAATGTTGAAGGTCAATTAACAATTAACCTTGTAGGACAAAGTTCTACATCTATTATTACTAACGCTATTAGTTATGTTGATGGAGCCGTTGAAGGTTCCCGTAAGAATTCTTTCTTAGTCATTGACCCAGACAAGACACTCACAACAGCCGCAGACATTAACACCCGTATCCAAGGTTATGGTTCAGGTACCTCTTACGCTGCTGTGTATTACCCAACACTTTCTATGAGTAACCCTGCTGTTCGTGGAGCAGCCGCACTTCGTGACACCTACCCAGGTGGCGCAATTCTTGGTTTGTACCAACGTGTTGACGCAGAACGTGGGGTTGGTCGTGCACCTGCTGGTTACGCTTACTCGTTAGCAAATACTTTTGGCACTACAGTTAACTTCAATGAGAGTACTATTGGTACTTTATATAACAACCATGTAAACACGCTTAAGAACGTTCCTGGTGCAGGAGTTATTGTTAATGGTGCCCGTACCCTTATTAAAACAGACAATACAAAGTACATCCCTAGCCGCCGTACTCTTAACTACGTTAAAGCCCAAGTTGAAGAACTTACAAAGCCAGCATTGTTCCAACCAAATGGTCCTCGCTTGTGGACTAGCATCTCTGGAAACATTGCTAAAATGTTGAGTGGTTTATATTCTTCTGGTGCTCTTAAAGGTAATAATGCTTCTGAAGCATTTTATGTTACCTGTAATGAAACAAACAACACAAGCATTACAATTGATTCAGGAGAAGTAAATGTTGAAGTGGGTGTTGCTTTGCAAACTCCTGCTGAATTTATTGTTATTAACGTAAGCCAATTCAGCGGTGGAAGCACCGTTACCGAGACACTCTAAGGAGTAATTATGCCTACTACACGCACAGACCCAATCCGCTCATTTAAGTTTGAAGTACAATTTCTAGTACCAACAACCACAGCATCAAGTGATTCACCAAACACACCTGGAACAGTCGCCCCAGGTGCTCCTGGTTCTGCTGACAACAGTCTTGCAAAATTTGCTGTTGGTTTAGAAAACCTTGGCTTTGCCGCTATGAGTGGTTTGGCTGTAACTAACGAAGTTATTCAATACCGTGAAGGTGGAATGAACACCCACCCACACAAGATGGTTGGTCAGACTGACTTTGCACCTATTTCATTCCAACGTGGTGTTATTGAAAAACAAGACCAATTGTGGAAATGGCAACGCTTTATCCACAACTGGCAGTCAGGTGCTCCTGGTTCTACAGGTGGTTCTGATTATCGTTGTGACGTTGTTGTATGGGTATACGACCACCCACACTCTAATGCTTCATACACTGACAATGTTGGTAATAGTACTACAACACAAAATGGCAAGAAAAAACTTGGTATCAAAATTTTCAATGCATGGCCTGCATCATTCACAATGAGTGGTCTTAATGCAAGTGGTAGCGAGATTATGGTGCATGAACTAAGTTTGGTTCACGAAGGTTTTATGCTTGCGTGGACAGATGCAGAAATTGCAGCACTAGACGCACAAGTCTAAAAAATTAACAAATAGGAGAATAAAATGTCAAATATTTCAGAATCAGTGGTATCAGCCGCTAACGAAGCAATTAAAGATTCAGCCCCACGTATGGGTTCAGCGCCTCCAGCGTCTGTAAAACTAATGCGTGGAATAAAACATGAAGACGAGTGGTTGCAAAATGCAATTATTCGTGAGTTAAACGGAGAAGATGAAGAAGCCATTGTTTCTTTAACTACAAAATCCGACATGGTTTATAGTGATTATATGAGTGCTTTACTTAAACGAGCAGTTGTAACTATTGGGGATGTACCCATTGCAAAAAATCAAGGACTAATTGACCAACTGATGATTGGTGACCGAGACCTTTTGTTTATTGGTGCTATGAAAGCAACCTACGGTCGTTTCCGTGAAATGGAAGTGTCTTGTGGAAACTGCGGAGAAACTAACTTTGTAACACTAAACCTTGATGAAGATTTTTCATTTGAGTTTCCAGAAAAAGATTTCACACTTCCAATAGAAGTTGAATTGCGTGATGGTTCTATCGTTAAACTACGTTACCCAACTGGCGCAGATAGTTCACATGTAGCAAAAAAGGCTAAGACAACTGCTGAACAGAACACAATGATGTTGGCTCGTTGTTCCGAATGGGACGATAACCAACCTACAAATACGGAACAATGGGCAAAACACCTTGGTGTAAGTGACCGCAGCAAGTTGGTACGAGCGCTCACCAACAACCCTCCTGGGCCAAAGATGGAGGAGGTGAAGACTCAGTGCGCTAAGTGCAGTGAAGAACTCCTCATCATCATGGACTGGGTCTCACTTTTATTCAGTTAACCTCACGCTTACTTATTGGGAATACGAAACGATTGCTTCTGTTTATACAGGGTTTGGTCTGGACGACCTAAAACATATGACAGTACGTCAGCGAGATTATTGGAAATCAATGGCTCGTTGGCGTAATCAATCCTAAGGTTAACTATGGCAGAAAATCCTATAGCAGATAGCAGAGACACCCTTGATAGTGGTGTTCGTCCTGGCGAGCGTATGGGTAACCCTGCTGCTAGTGGCAACAATCGTTTTTCCGCAGACTTAAAACCATTACAAGAACTTGATGCGGCTCTTACCAAGTTGCATACAAACATTAACAAGTTTAAAACAGACCTTCCTAAAGTTATTACTTTAACTGAGCAATGGGCTGCCAAAATGCAGAAGGTTGCCAATGCCATGAATGGTATGGGCGGTGGTAAAGGCGGACCTACAAGCCCTAGTGGACCTGCAAGCCCTAACGGGGCTCCTGCGGGCACCCTTACCGATAGCCTCCTTGGTGGCGGTGGCGGTGGAGGTATGTTCAATACATACCATATCACTACTGACCGTAGTCAAAACTTAACAATGATGGGCGGAGGAGGCGGTAGAGGAGGCGGCGGAGGTGCTGCTGCTACTGGTGCAGACATTGCCAAGCAAATTGCAGGGGCTATTGGTGCTGCACTGAACAACCGTATTAATAATAACGCTGCTTATTCATTATCAGCCAACCGCATGGACATGCTTCTTCAACAAACCACAGGCATGAGTGGTCAAGAAGTACGAGATAATAAGCGCAAACCACTTACCCAATACAAACTAGGTGCTGGTGGAATTAATAGTGTTTTAAGTTTAGAAGCCTCTACAGGTATTGACGCTAACAAACAAGGTAACAGCGTTGAGTTTTTACGTGCTGCTTCTGGTTATGGTTATTCAACTGACCAAGTAAACCAAATGACAAAAACTATGGCTGGTCCTGAATCAGCCAACCGTATGTTTATGACTATGGGAACTGGTATGTACGGCGTTGGTGGTCAACAGCGCAGTGCTAAGGAAGTTGTGCAACGGACTGTTCAGCGCCTTGGGTTAACTACCGAAAGTTCTCTTCAAGGTGCTATGACACAAGGTTCAATGACTCGTGAACGTCTGCGTCAATCAGGTGTCCCCGAAGAAATGCAAGATATTACCCTTCAATACGCAAAAGAAAACATTGCGTTTAAGAAGAAGGGTGGTAGAGGTATGTATGACGCAGCCAATAAGTATGACCGCAAAATTGC